TTGTTCTCAAAAATAACAAAGGGACAGAGGACAATAGAGTTCGTAAGTTAGACTACTCCATCCAGTTAAGTGAATTATTTTACCAAAGGTTTATCGACAATAAGGAAATCACGCTTTTTTCCCCTCATGATTGTCCTAACTTGTTTGAGAGTTTTGGGACCGATAGGTTTGATGACCTATATCAGCGTTACGAAAATGATCCAACAATCCCCTCAAGAAGAGTTAAGGCACAAGAATTAATCTTAAGTCTTCTTAAGGAGAGAGCAGAGACAGGTCGTATCTATATTATGAATATTGATCATGTCAATACTCATAGTTCATTTAAAGAAAAAGTAGAGATGAGTAACCTCTGTCAGGAGATTACACTACCTACAAAACCACTACAACATATAGATGATCCTAATGGTGAGATTGCTTTGTGTATATTGTCTGCTATTAATGTAGGAACTCTAAGAAGTCTTGATAGTCTTGAGGAGTTATGTGATCTTGCTGTTCGTGGATTAGATGCTTTGATTGATTTCCAAGGGTATCCTGTCAAGGCAGCAGAGATTGGTACAAAAGCACGGAGATCTCTTGGTATAGGTTACATTGGACTCGCCCATTACCTTGCTAAGAATAAAGTATCTTACAATGATGCAGAAGCACATAACATGGTTCATGACCTAACAGAAGCATTCCAATACTATCTTTTGAAGGCATCAAATAACCTTGCTAAAGAACAAGGTGCTTGTAAATATTTTGATAAGACAAAATATGCTGATGGAATATTGCCTATCGATACATATAAAAAGGATATAGATGAGATTGTACCAAACACATTGAAATATGATTGGGATTCTCTTAGGGATGACATCAAACAATACGGATTACGGAACTCAACTCTGTCGGCACAAATGCCATCGGAGAGCAGTTCCATTGTGTCTAATGCCACAAATGGAATCGAACCACCAAGAGATTATTTGTCCACTAAAAAATCAAAGAAAGGACCTCTTAAGCAGATTGTTCCAGCTTATCAATCGTTGAAACCACATTACACATTGTTATGGGATATGAAGAGTAATGAAGGTTATGTTAAAGTTGTTGCTGTTATGCAAAAGTTCTTTGATCAAGCCATTAGTGGTAATTGGTCGTACAATCCAGACAACTATCCTGATAATGAAGTGCCTGTCTCAGTCATGGCAAATGACTTGTTAACAACCTATAAGTATGGTTGGAAAACATCTTACTATCAGAATACATATGATAATAAGACAGACGAGGTTGAAGTTGAAGAAGTAAAACAGGGTTTAGAATCACTATTAGGTGAGATTGAATCCACATCAGAGTGTGACGCTTGTGCAATTTAAAACTAACAAAGAAATGTCAGAACCTAAAGGTATGACAGTATTCAATACTTCCGCTATTGATACTAAAAAACAACCAATGTTCTTTGGTGCTCCTTTAGGGGTGCAAAGATATGATTCATATAAGTATCCAGTCTTTGAAAAGATGACTCAACAACAGTTGGGATACTTTTGGCGACCAGAAGAGGTATCTCTTCAGAAAGATCGTGCTGATTATCAAACACTAAGACCAGAACAAAAACATATCTTTACTTCTAACTTGAAGTATCAGGTCATGTTGGATTCTATACAAGGTCGTGCACCTGGTATGGCATTTGCACCATACTGTTCCATCCCAGAACTAGAAGCATGTATGAATGTGTGGCAACTTATGGAGATGATTCATAGTCGTTCCTATACATACATTATAAAGAATGTTTACAACGACCCAAGTGAGGTTTTTGACACTATAATAGAGGATGAAATGATCCTCAAGAGGGCAGAATCAATCACTCATGCTTACGATGAATTTATTAACTACGCTCAAGAATGGGGTTCGAGCAATCTCTGGACAAAGAGTTCGCAAGGATCACCATCATCACAGTGGACACAAAGAGACCTTAAGAGATATCTCTATAGAGCAGTTGCTAATGTCAACATCCTCGAAGGTATACGATTCTATGTCTCGTTCGCTTGCTCGTTTGCGTTTGGCGAACTCAAGCTTATGGAAGGATCCGCTAAAATTATCTCTCTCATCGCACGAGACGAAAATCAGCATCTTGTCATCACGCAAACCATCCTAAATAATTGGTTGAAGGGGGATGACCCTGAGATGGTTCAGATTGCTAAGGAAGAAAAGGGATGGCTTGCTAATGCTTTTGAGTCAGCAGTTCAGCAAGAGAAAGAGTGGGCAGAGTATTTGTTTAAGAACGGTAGTATGATAGGATTGAATGAAAAATTATTATCACAGTATGTTGAGTGGATTGCTAACAAAAGAATGAGAGCAATTGGATTAGATCCTATCTATGATATTGCAATGAGAAACAATCCATTACCTTGGACTACTCATTGGATCAGTTCTAAGGGTCTTCAAGTAGCACCACAGGAAACAGAGGTCGAATCTTATGTCGTTGGAGGTATCAAACAAGATGTTAAAAAAGACACATTCTCAGGTTTTAAGTTATAATAAAACCTATCATGTATATCTACATGAGAAATGTTTATTTAAAAATTTAAGTCAAGAAGAGTTTGATGTTATTTGGGGAAGGTTGTATCATTCCTATTGGGATGGTCTTTCCTATTCCGAAATAGATATAGATGAAGCAACACTTATAGATTCATCTTACTAAAATGAAAATAGAATTTGAAAAACAATTCGGTAAAGGCACAGATCCTTGGTATGCAAAGGCAGAGAGGTGGGTTAAGAAGAAATTTAGAAATCCATATCTACAACACCTTGCATTAGGATTTGTCGCATGGTTAAAAGAAATTTGGATTGAGGGTAAAATTAAAATGGAAATGTCTAGTGTAGATAAACAAGTTGAAGATCTTCATGAACTCTGGGATGAAGAAGAATCCAACAAGAGAATGGATGTCATAGGACAGAATGGTAATCTAGGAATACATTATTCAGAATCAGAAGTAGATGGTTTGAATGATATGAGTATAGGACGAGTTGAAGAATTGCAATGGGACATAGAAGAGATGAAAAAAGCAATAGTAGATGCTGCTGATGATTACGATAAGTATGCTGGAGGATAAATACCAATTAGGAAACTGTCACAAGGCATGAAGACATTTACAGAATTTATGCTAGAATGTTCTCTAGTTAAGGAGAGCAGTCTAAGCCGTATAAAAAGTAAATCAGATAAGGGAGGCATGGCTGTCCTCTCTGGAACTCGTACTGGTAAATCTTCCAAGGAAAATAAAGCAAGAAATAAACAATTAGATAAAGACATTCGTGGTCGTGGTCTTCCTGGTCCTACGAAAACGAAAGGTAAATGGGAAGGAGGAAGTGAACGCAGTCATGTTGTTTCTTCTGGAAAGAAAGGTAAGAGAAAGTTCAAAAAAGAAATTAAAAAGTTAGGTAAGAAGTATGATCAGGATGCAGTTATTGTACAAACTAAAAAGAATGCTACACTAAGTGCAACCAGAAAAGGTGGATTAGGTAAGAAGAAGAGAGTGGGTATAGGCAAATTTAAACCCCAAGGTAAATCACCAGAGGGTGTAACACAAATCAAAGGAAAAACATTTACTTATGAAAAATAAATCCTACGACGACTCCAATTGGAGACAGGAATACAAAGGTTATACAACCAACAAAAGATACCTAGAATTACTTGAGAACGGACCTCAAAGTTTATCTCAAGCATGGATACTAGGTGCTTTGCATAACGAGTGGAAGAAGATTAAGGGTTATGCAGACGATTATTCGGATGAAAATACAGGGCAACTTCAATCGTCATTTAAAGATTGGAATGCTAGAGTCGAATAAATATCCTTATAAGGAATAAAATTGTGTTATGACTTCTAAAGTAAAACAGCTAACAGACGAATCATTCTACAGGAAAAGATTAGCTGCTGTTGATCCAATGTGGGAAGAGTACTATCTTGGTGTCGCTACAAAGTTAGTAGAGAAAGGATATGAGAGTCCTCGTCTATTGGATAATATTATAGAAGCACTACCTCGTGAGTTAGATCCTGAGTTTTACTCTGTAATGTGTATGGTTAATCCTCGTTTACATGAGAATTCAGATCTTGCTGAGAAGAAATCTGCAAAAGCAATAGTTAGAAGTCTTGCTGCTAGTGGTTTCTTTGAAGGAGCAAAGTATGGTTTATATAAAGGATCTGGTAAGGCAGGTGGTGCTATGAAAGCTTTCCTTGATAAGAAAGCAGAAAAATTAAAGAAAGAAAAAGAAAAGCAAAAACCTGAGTACAAGAACAACCCTGCATTTGGTGATGCATCACATCATTCTAATAAAAAAACTAGAACTGAAGCAGTTAAAGTAAAGAGATGGTGGGATGATGATGGAGATGGAAAAGGATATGAGAAGGGTGAGGTAGATGGATCATTTAAAAAAGGTAAGAAGAAAGTAAAAGAACATCATGAGAAAGATAAAGATGGTAATACAATTCCACATAAACTAGAAGAAAAGAAAGCAGCAAAAGATTATGATGGAGACGGTAAAGTAGAATCAGGTAAGGCAGAATACTTTGGTTCTAAAGACAAGGCAATCAAAAAGGCAATGGGTAAGAAGGTCAAGCATGATTGTTCATCTAAAGTAAAACATGAAGAGTATGGTATAGGTGATTGCATCAAAGAAATGCATACTCTTGATCAGAATGGTAACATCACACATTACGATGTACTATTTTCAGACAGAGTTGTTAAGAATGTTCCTGTTGAAAACTTAGAAGTTCTTGTTAGTGAAATGCATGAGCATTATATTAATGATGAAAAGAATAAGGAAGTAGTAGAAGGTAGCATGAAGCAAGCAAGAAAGAATGTTGGTGCATCTACTTGTTGGGATGGTTACAAAGCAAAAGGAACTAAGAAAAAAGGTGGTAAGGTAGTTCCTAACTGTGTAAAGGAAGAGGACATTGATGAAGGTAAGGATGGTTTATGGGATAACATCCGTCAAAAGAAAGCAAGAATGAAGGCAGGATCTGGTGAGAAGAAGGCAAAACCAGGTGACAAGGACTATCCAAAGACATTGAATGTTGAGAATGAAGTTCTTAGTACAGTTAAGAGTGTAGTAAGAGAGGGTATTGCTAACTCATATGCTTTGGAAATTCCCATAGAGATAGTTGATTTTCTAGAGCAAAGAAACATACCTTTAGATGTTGCTGAGAAACTATCAGAGGAACAAATTGATTACATTTTCGACTTATACATAGAGGAAGAGAAGCAACCAAAGAACTGCGGTTGTGGACAGAATCCTTGTGTGACATATGGTAAGCAAACTGAAAAATGCGACGGAGACTCTGTGGCAAAAGTATAAGGACGCTCTATTTGAGACATTCCCTGACTTAGTAGTAAAAGAAACATGGGCTGATTGGGAATCAAAAGATGCTACTTTACATGCTGATATTCGTGTAGGTAAGCACTTCCTAAAAGCAAGAGAAGCACAAATAAACGATCCAAGATCTGACATATACAACACTATTCTTTATCCTAAGACTGGTGCAGATCTCCCCTGTTTTGGTATGGATCTCATGAAGTTTAGTGAGAAGAAAGTTATAATAGTATTTGACTTCCAACATCCAAGAGAAAATTATCTATACTCTGTCGATAGTTTACCTAAAGACGATGGTAAGTATAGGTTCTTTGAGATGGGTAATCATTTTTCAGAAAATATATTTGTAAGATATTGTAAACCTGAGGAGGTCAATGATTATTTGCCTATGTTTAAAACATATCTTATATGGTATAAGCATATCATAGATGAGGCAAACCCTACTGGACTAGATACAACAGTATATAAAGACTTTGATACTTACATGACTAAACTAGATCCTGTTAGAGGGTATCTTACAGCAAAGTTTGGTAAAGATAAGTCAGAATCTTTTGTTGATAATTTTTTATTCAGTTACAAATGACCTATGAGAATCCCTGGTACTACAAAGATACAGCTTTCACTTCTGATGATATTGGCGATTTCTTCGGTTTCGTCTACCGCATTACAAATATCCAGTCGGGTAAAAAATACATCGGACGAAAATATTTCTATCAAAAACGAAAGCCTAGAGGTGGCGGTAGGAAAGTTACATCTGAAAGTGACTGGAAAAAATACTATGGGAGCTGTCCTGAGCTTACTGCAGATAGGAAACTACTTGGAAACTCCAACTTTAGACGAGAAATCATATCCCTCCACACAACAAGTGGATGGGTCAATTATGAGGAGACCAAGCAACTCTTTCTAAACAATGTCTTAGAAGAAAAATTTGAAAATAACGAACCAATGTATTATAATAGTAATATACTAGGTCGATACATGAGAAAAAATTATGGCTGAATTTAAAGACGATACTCTTTACGGTTCTTCTGATACTCACATGTATATGATGGAG